GACGAAAAAGGTGTGATCGTTGAATGCGATCACGTTAATCATGGTCTTGCTATTTCTTATAAAGGTTAATAATCATGCAGATTCATAACACTTCCTTACCTTCTACTCAGGTTCATACTTTTTCTCAGGTTCCTAAAGCTGAGATTCCTCGTTCTACTTTTGACCGTTCTCATGGTCATAAAACNACTTTTGATGCTGGTCTTCTNATTCCTATACTCGTNGACGAAGCTCTGCCTGGTGATACTTTCAATGTCAACATGACTGGNTTTTCTCGTCTTGCTACTCCTATTTTTCCTATCATGGATAACATGTATATGGATACTCAGTTTTTCTCTGTTCCTATTCGGCTGATTTGGGATAACTGGCAAAAATTTAATGGTGAACAACGTGATCCTGGTGACTCTACCGATTTCTTGGTTCCTCAAATTGTTTCTCCCGCTGGTGGTTATGCTTACAATTCAATTTACGACCATATGGGGATTCCACCTGCTGTTGCTGGTCTTAGTCATTCTGCTCTTTTTCTCCGTGCTTATAATCTAGTTTGGAACGAGTGGTATCGTGATCAAAATATGCAGGATTCTTTACCTGTTCCCCGGGGTGATGGCCCCGATTCTCCTACTGATTATGTTCTTCAACGTCGTGGTAAACGACATGATTACTTCACATCTGCTTTGCCCTGGCCTCAAAAGGGCCCTGGTGTAACTATTCCTCTTGGTGGTTCAGCTCCTATTCGTACTAATGCGCCTAATGGCACTGGTGTTACTTATTCGACTGGTACTGGTTACAATATTTTTGGTACTGGTGTTCCTGTCGGTAACGTGTTGGCTGCTTCTGCTAACGTTGGTACTGAAGGCAACCGTCTTTTTGCTGATCTTTCTGAAGCGACTGCCGCTACTATTAATTCTCTTCGTCAGGCTTTTCAGGTTCAAAAAATCTTCGAGCGTGACGCCCGCGGCGGCACGCGTTATACGGAAATTATCCGTGCTCACTTTGGAGTGACTTCTCCCGATGCGCGACTACAACGACCAGAATTTCTCGGAGGCGGATCATCACCTATCAATATCGCGCCTATTCCTCAAACCTCTCAAACCGATTCCACGTCGCCGCAAGGTAATCTCGCTGCTATGGGTACTGCTCATCTTCGTAATCATGGTTTCAATACTTCCTTTACTGAGCATTGCATTATTTTGGGCATTGTTAGCGTACGCTCCGACTTAACTTATCAGCAGGGTCTCAATCGTATGTGGTCTCGTCGGTCACGTTTTGATTTCTACTGGCCTGCTTTGTCTCATATTGGTGAGCAAGCTATCCCTCGAAAGGAAATCTATGTCACAGGTGATTCCGTTTCAAATGAAACGATCTTCGGCTATCAAGAACGCTACGCTGAATATCGTTACAAACCGTCGAATATTAGTTCTATATTCCGTAGCTCCGCACCTCAATCTCTCGATGCCTGGCACCTCGCGCAAGAGTTTGAATCAGCTCCTGTTTTGAGTGCTGATTTCATTGTTGAAAATCCTCCTGTTGATCGAGTTATAGCTATTCCGTCCGAGCCTCACTTTTTATTCGACTCATATTTCCGTATGAAGTGTGCCCGTCCTATGCCTTTGTATGGTGTGCCTGGCTTAATGGATCATTTCTAATCATGAAAATACTTCTCTGGTTCTTCGTTCTGCTTCGCTTTCATCAGTTCAATTGGATTGGTCCTGCGATTGCAGCTGGTGGCGCCCTTTTAGGGGGCGCTATGTCTAATAAAGCTAATGCTAAAGAGTCTGCTATTGATCGGGAGTATCAGCGCGAAAATGCACAACATGCTCATCAATGGGAGGTTGATGATCTTCGCGCTGCTGGTCTTAATCCTATTCTTTCTGCGACTGGTGGAGCTGGAGCTCGTGCTAGCGGTGGCGCTACTATTCCTGGTCAACAGGATGTTGTCGGCCCAGCCGTTACTTCTGCTTTGGCTGCTCGTCGTCAGTCTGAAGAATTAAAACTGATGCATGAACAGACTCAAAAAACTATTGCCGATAAGGACTTAGCTAATGAGCAAAAACAAACCGAGCTGGATAAACAGCTCAATTTCTATGAGGATTCGTTACTCAAGCGTCAGCAACAAAATGCCACCTGGGCGTCGGCCAATAACACGTCTATGGATACTGTCCTCAAGGACAACATGGTTACTACTGAAAAGGAACGAGCTGCCGCTGTCCGTGCTCAAGCTGCTGCCTCCGCAGCTCAGGCAGCGCTCACTTCCCACTCTGCTCGATCTGCCCAGGTAGAGGCTGATATGGATACCCATGCATATGGTAAAAAACTTAAATGGGCTAACCGTACTACTGAAGCGGCCGAAGGCGCTTCTTCTGCTGTTCGTTCGTTTATCAATCCGTTTCACGGTGCTTCTCGTCGTCGCGGTCGTTAACTGAACCGACTCAATTTTGTAAAAATTGAGCCGGAACATAGGCGGGTCGCCCCGCCTTACATCGTCTCTTCATCTATGGAGTCTAAAAATGTCTACTTCTACAACTTCAAACCTTATTTCTACCTTTCATCCTTCTACTGATGAACTTCTTTTCATCATTGGCCCTTATGCCAAAAAACTAAAAGTCTCTTTGGACTTTGATCCCGAAACAGACCGCACTCAGCAAGAATTTGCTGATGAATGCGACATAAACAACATCATTGCCCGATTTGATAAAACGGGCATTCTTGACTTTGTCAATAAACATCAACCTCAATACAGCGACGTTACTGGACTCGATTTTCTCGAAATGCAGAATCAAATTGTCCAGGCTAAAAATATGTTCGCTGATCTTCCTGCGCGGATCCGTGATCGTTTCTCTAACGATCCAGCTCAATTCCTCGATTTCTTCAATGATCCTGAAAATGCCCATGAAGCCGCTAGAATGGGTCTTCTTGCCCCTGAAAAGGCCGAGGCTATACTCCGGCCTACCCCTGCTCCTTCGGAGCCTCCTACGCCCGCTAATCCGGTCGTAGATAAAGCCGATTAATTCGGCTCTGGCGTTATTCCTCTCTTGTTGTAATAACGCCAGTTGACACCTATTGGTTCAACTACTAAACTAAAGTCTCCAACATCACTTTTTAAGGAAAAAATCATGGCTAAACGTTTCAAAATGTCTGGCAAGGCCAGCCGTCGTAACTTCACTAAAAATGCTGTTACGACTCATAAAAAAAATATTAGCCCTAACCCTATGCGCGGCGGTATTCGTCTCTGACAATGCCTTGCTATAAACCGCTTCAGGGTTATATGTCTGTCCACGGTGGAATTACCTTCGATGCATCTCAAGGCTATCGTGATGTAAAGAAGGAAGTCGCCTGTGGTCGGTGCATTGGCTGTCGCCTCGAACGCTCACGTATGTGGGCTGTTCGATGCGTTCACGAGGCTTCTATGCACCAAGAAAACTGCTTCTTAACCCTCACCTATTCCCCTGAAAATTTACCCCCAGGAGGTACCCTTGTCCCTGACCATTTCACTCGATTTCTCAAGCGTCTTAGAAAACAAATCTATCCCCGTAAAATCTCTTATTTCCACTGCGGGGAATATGGTGAACTTCTCTCACGCCCCCACTATCACGCACTTATTTTTGGGTACGAATTTCCCGATAAAAAGCCTGCTCGCAAATCAAAATCTGGCCACCCAACTTGGGATTCTCAAATTCTTAATAAGTTGTGGGGACTCGGGGACTGTAATATTGGCGTTCTTAACTTCGAAACAGCCGCTTACACTGCTCGCTATGCCCTCAAAAAAATTACGGGAGATGCTGCTGAACATCATTATCAGGGACGGCACCCTGAGTACTGCACAATGTCTACTAAACCTGCCATCGGAAAACGATGGCTCGATGTTTATCAACATCAGGTATACAAACGAGATCGCATCGTCGTAAATGGCGTAGAACAACTACCGCCTCGTTATTACGACAAAATTTTGCGTCGAATTGACGCAAATAAGTACGAAAAAATCAAAGCTATCCGCTCTCCTGATTTTAAGTACACGCCTGTTCTGGGCAAAAAAAAGCTCACGACCGAACAGGCTCGTGAGCAATCCTTTAACCGTTCCAAAAAACGTCTCAAAATCCGCGAGGAGGTTACTACTCTTCGCCTCAATCAATATAAAAGGAATCTCTAATGTTACTCCCTATTTTCGCTATTTACGATTCTAAGGCTCTTTATTATGGGCCTCCGTTTATCCAAAAAAATGTGGATATGGGTAAACGTGCTTTTGCCGATATCGTTAATGAGCCTGGTAATCCTATTCATGCTCATCCTTCTGACTTTTCTCTCATCGAGATTGGTACTTATGATGACGAAAAAGGTGTGATCGTTGAATGCGATCACGTTAATCATGGTCTTGCTATTTCTTATAAAGGTTAATAATCATGCAGATTCATAACACTTCCTTACCTTCTACTCAGGTTCATACTTTTTCTCAGGTTCCTAAAGCTGAGATTCCTC